TTTTATATAGATGCTTCAATTATATTACGAATCTGGATCTACGCAAACTACAAGTACAGCTGTATGGACTGATCAAAGAGTATCCTCAACAATACCAAGAGTAACAGTTGATTTAACTTCATCATTTTCAGGTCATACTAGTTCATATAATGCTGATATTTCCTCAAATACAACTTATCCTAGTGGAGGTTGGATTATATTTCAAACTCCTAAAAACGCAGTTCCTACTTCAAGTGGGCAATATTTAGCTAATATATTTCTATTTATTAAAGAAGATAATCCACTGATTTGGAATACCGCAAATGTAAAATGGATAGAAGCTGATTTTACTTGGGATAGTTTCGAAGAATATGGTACAAACATTTCAGCAAATGAAAGAGCTATGGTAAGTGGAAGTGATTATGAAAATATTAATAAATACGAGTTTGAAGAAAATGCTATCTTCAATGTATATGATAATTAAGATATGAGAAATAAGGAAAATAAAATACAATTTGCTTCCATTTCAAGAGAAAGATACAAGAAAAATAGTTGGAAAGAGCATAAAACAGATTGTAAATACATTAAGTTTGGTGAGGATAATCAATTCCCATCTTACTTAATTCATTTATATAATAATAGTTCTATACATGCTGCGTGTGTAAATGCAATTGTAGAAGCAATACGTGGTGAAGGTTTAGTAACCGAAAATGAAAGTTATTTAGATACAGCAAACAGAACAGGAGAAAGCTGGACAGAATTATATAATAAAATAGCCTTAGATTATAAATTATTTGGTGGTTTTGCTTTAGAAGTTATTTGGTCAAGAGACAGAAGTAGAATAGCAGAAGTATACCACATAGATTTCTCTTATATTAGATCAGGAGAAAAAAATGAAAGAGGCGAATGTGAAAGATATTATATAAGTGATGAATGGAGAGGTCTATACACTTATGGCACGGTAATGGATGGTGAAATTCCTTCATTACCAAAATACAACCCAGCAACTAGAGCAGAGGAACCAAAACAATTATACTATCACAATCCTTATAGACCAGGACAAAAGTATTATCCTCTACCAGATTATATGGGTGCAACTAAAGTTATTGATTTAGATGGAGAAGTAGATAATTTCCATATCAATAATATTCAAAATGGTCTAGCGCCATCTTTAGCAATCACAACATTTACAAACGCAAATGATGATGAAAGAGCTGCTATAGAGAATATGCTAAGAATGCAATATTCAGGTACTGACAACGCGGGAAGCTTATTATACATGGATGTTGATGACCCTTCAAATGCCCCGCAGATAACACCTATTTCTTCAAATGGTAATGATACCTATTATACCACAGTAAATGATATGGTAATGCAAAAAATATTAACTGCGCACCGTATTACTTCACCTATGTTATTAGGAATTAAAGAAGGAACTGGATTTGGTAATAACGCAGAAGAGATTGAGACTGCTTGGAATTTATTTTTAAATGAAGTAATATTACCTTATCAACAAGAGATATTAGGTGTATTAGAATACCTATTATCTAAACAAGTAAATCAAGATATACAATTAGGAGTTATTCAGAAAAACCCATTATATGAGGGTGATGATAATGAAGTAGATGTTGTTACATCACAAGAATCAACTGTTGAAGAAACAGAAGATATACAAGAACAAGTAGATGATTTAAACGAAGAAACCAATGACTAATACTTTAATTTTAAGCTGGACAAAGCTAAAGCAATTTACAGATTTAAATGATTCTGTAGATGCTTCATTATTGCAAAATGCAGTAAGAGAGGCTCAAGATATACAATTACAAAGGGTTATTGGAACACTACTTTATCAAAAAATTTTAAGTGATATAGATACTAATTCATTAACAGGAAATTACAAAACATTAGTTGATGATTATATCCAAGATATGTTATTGTATGCTTCTTATTATAACGCATTAGAAAACATCTTCTTGCGCCCCAGAAATAATGGATTATTAATACCTCAGGGAGGTGAAAATTCAGTAGCTGTAGATAGAAATGTCTATGAGATGAAGCGAACTTCAGTGCTAAATAAGTTTGAATACTATAGTGATCGACTTTCAAGATACCTCGTTGAAAAACAGTCTGATTTCCCTGAATTAAGCGCAAATACATTCCTGTATGAGCAATTACCTGATTATGGTAGCCAGTATAGAGCACCAATCGTATTTTCAAGAAACACAAGAGCAAGATATTTGAATGTAGCACAACGTGCAGGTGTGCCTATTGTTGACAGTGCATTTCCACAATATCCGCCACCAAGATTAAATAAAAAATCATATTAAATTATAGACAATGGCCCAAAACGTAAGTAATTTATACATATCAGAATCATTCCAGAATATAGTATTTGTATCTGCGAGTGCGGAAGGAAATGTATTAGCAACAGCATTAGGTGTTCCTATTTTATCAAGTTCTATTTCATCATCTTATGCCTATAGTTCATCAGTTGCTACACAAGCTGATAGTGCAACTTCAGCAATTTCAGCTATAACAGCACAAAGTGCATCATTTGCAACAAATGCCTCAACAGCTTCTATTGTATTAGGAAGTACTACAAGCGCATCATTTGCTGATAGTGCTTCTTTAGCTGCTAAAAACTTATTATCACAAAGTAATGATTTTTCACAAGCTACTTTTTATAGAGGTGATGGAACTACATTTACTGTAGATTATACACCAAGAAGAGTAGTTGAAAACGTTAAAAATGGTGAAGCAGGAACTTTAATAAAAGGTACACCAGTTTATGTTTCAGGTAGTACAGGTAATGCCTCTATTATATATGCTGCTTCTGCCTCAAGAGCAGATAGAATGCCTGCAGCATATGTGTTAGATGAGCAATTAACAGCAGGACAAGAAGGTACAGCATTATTAGCTGGATTTATAAATGGAGTAGATACATCAGCATTTTTAGAGGGTGAGGTTGTTTATGTAGGAGCAGAAGGTGGATATACTAATGTAAGACCTACAGGGTCAGCAAATCTTATACAAAAATTAGGTAACGTAATTAAAGTAGCTGTAAATGGGTCAGGAGTTGTTATAGGTGCTGGACGTGCAAACGATTTACCTAATATAACTTCAGGTTATACTTGGGTAGGAAATGCAGATGGAGTACCTATCGCAACACCAACTTCTTCATTTATTATACAACCATTCCCATATACTGGTAGTGCTGGTATTCAAGGTGATCTTAATGTAGATGGTCCTGTAACAGCATCAAATGGTGTAGTTATTGGAGAAGGTAGTACAACAGGTAGTCAAGCATTAGTAATAGATAATATAGAAAATTTTGATGATGACTATGTTGATTTTAAAGCCAATGGAGTAACATTAGCTAAATTTAGAAATACTAATACAGTAAATTCCATTGTTTTACGTACCTCAGGTTCTTCTCAATCTAAACAACTTGCTTTTGACGGAGCAGGAGGAGGTATAGTATCATCTTTTGGAGGTGCTTTAAATCTTCAAACAAGTGATGATCAGGATATTACTATAAGACCAAATCAAGGAAATACAGCAGGTGCTAGTAGATTAGTTATACAAGCCAAAGTATCTGCCTCAGCTTATATATCAGCTTCTGAATTTATTGGAGATGGTAGTAAATTAACAAATATAACATCTATAAGTGCTTCACAAGCAGAATCTGCTTCATTAGCACAAACAGCTTCATTAGCATTAGGAATCCAAGATGGTATAAATGCTAATTTTGGAACTATTACAGCTACCTCAGCATCATTTACTTACTTACAATCCGTAACAGGAAGTGCAACAATTATTGGTGATGCTTTTGTAGTATTAAATAACGATACACCAGTACAAAGATATGCTGGGGTAATTGTACAAGATAGTGGTTCAAACAATACTGCTTCATTCCAATATGATGGGCAAACTGATGATTGGTTTTATGAATATGAAGGTGGTGATCCTACAAACTTTGGTGTTACAATATTTGGACCAGAATATGCAACTAAAGGTTCACCAGCTTATCCTGTAGCAAATGAATTACAAATGGGTATGGGTGGACATCATATTACAGGTAGTAAAGTATTTAGTGATGGAACTACAGTAACAACAGATTTAGCAATTACAGCTAGTAATTTAGATGCTCCAATTGTATCAGCTTCAAATGCTTTAGTTAAAAATGATATTAATATACTTAATACCTTAAGCATTACTCAAGATGCCGGACCTGGTGGTGGTACTCAAACTATAGGAACAACTTTAGGTGGTGCGTACTCATTTGGTGTATGGAATTCAGCAGCAAATTTAGATTTAGAATTACTTAATTCAGGATCACAACAATCTAGAATAGTAAACTACAATAGTGGTATAGAAGTATTATGTGGTAATGATTTTAAAATAAATACTCCTTTAGGTAAATTTTATACTTTACAAGGTGCTGAATTTGATGGAACTCTTACAGCTAATGGAATTATTAATGCTCAAGCTGCTCAATTTGATGGAATTATTACAGCTAATGGAACTATTAATGCTGCTGCTGGAGTATCAGGTTCATTTAGTGGTTCATTTGAAGGAGATGGAAGTGCTTTAACAGGTATTGTTAGTGTTACTAGTGCTTCTTTTGCTGAAAGTGCTTCAATAGCAATAACAGCAGATAGTGCTTCAGTAGCAACTAATGCTTCTACAGCTTCATATGTTGGACCTACAATTGAACAAAATTTAACAATTTCAGGTTCAGTAAATGGTGAAGTAAAAGCATTAAGTGTTGCAAGTAATACAGCCTCTTTAGATTGTAGTTTAGGTAATTTCTTTACACTAACCTTAGTAG